GGGCAGCGAGGCACTTACAAACGCTGACAATCTCCGTAAAAAGATGCAAGAGCTGACCGGTCAAATGAATACTTTGATCTCAGAAGCTTTATTAGAAAATGCAGATGATATTATTCGTATTGTCACAAAGTTTACCGATCACGTTCTACCAAAAGTTTTGGCCGCATCAGAGAAGATTGTCGATCTTCTTGCAAGTGATGAACCAGCAAGCAAAACTGGTACGCTAAATATTGCGCGAAGAGCGATCGAGGGTCGCTTCGGATTGCCGGTCGGAAGCTTAGGCGGAATGGATGGGAAAGCCGCTGACGTCAATACTGCTTCAAATCGAACGTCAACAAGAGACGGCCCTATGCCCGATAACGAGGCAGTCTCAATTGCTCAACAGGCGCTTATTGCTACAAACCCAATTAGAGACGGCGGAAACGTAAACCCTCTATCAAATCAACCCGGCGGAATACTAACTAAAAAACAACAGGACGAAGCGAAGAAAGCGCAAGAGGACGCAGCGGCGGCTATCGACGATGCAACTAATAGTTATCAAGATTTATTAAATACGCTTGACCCGGTAAGCGCTGCAACTTTCGATTATGTAAACAATTTAGAAAACCTAAACACGTTCGAAAAACTAACCGGGCAAGAAATCGCAAACAAAGCGGTTCTTGTTGATCAGCTTCGCGCTCAGATGAAACGCGCTAAAGATGAAGCGACCGGGTTTGCACAAGTCACCGACGCGCTCGAGGATGGTTTAACAAGCGCGTTCATGGCTGGGCTCGAGGGCGCTGAGAGTTTCAAGGATGCAATGTCGGCGACAGCTCAAGCTGTTGTAAGAGAGTTGTTCCGGGTTCTCGTTGTCCAACAGCTTGTAAATTCAGCAATGGGCGCTTTCGGTTTTTCACCAGTTCCAGGCGGCGGCTTTGCTTTCCCGGGAGGTGCTCACGGCCGACAAATGCAAGCTGGCAAGCCATACATGACCGGCGAAAGTGGACGCGAATTATTTGTCCCAAGCACTCCCGGCCGTTTGCTCAGTCCAGCTCAAACGATGAACGCATTTGGCGGCGGCTCCGGCGTTGTCGTCAATCAGTCAATAAATGTAACAACTGGCGTTCAACAGACGGTTCGCACTGAAATAAAATCTATGATGCCTCAAATAGCTGAGGCGACAAAAGGAGCTGTCGCTGATGCTAAAATGAGAGGCGGACAATATAAGAGGGCTTTTAACTAATGGCGATTACTTACCCTCTCTCACTTCCAGCAACTAACACAGTTTCAGATATTACTTTGACAGCAATAAACGCAGTCGCTTATTCTCGTTCCCCTTTTACTTTTACCGGGCAAGCTCACGCATACGCCGGGGAAATGTGGTCGGCCGATATAACCCTTAAAGCAATGCGAGAGGCGGACGCTGAGAAATGGAGCGCATGGCTAACAGCCCTTAGAGGTCAGTTTGGAACATTCTTGCTCGGAAATCCTTTTCGCAACTCTCCGCGAGGTACAGCGACCGCTGCAACGATTACCGGGTCGGCTGGCGATCGATCAGTTACAGTCGCAAAATCAGGAACATTGCTGGCCGGGGATTATTTCCAGCTAGGCACAACGACACAAGCGCGGCTTTACAAAGTCCTCGAGGACAGCTCGGGCTCAGGAACTCTTGAGATTTGGCCGGCACTTCGAGCAAGCGCGTCCGGCGTTGCCGCCGATCTAAGCTCCCCGGTCGGCGCTTTTAGATTATCGAGCAACGAGGCATCCTGGAGCGTTAACAATTTAGCTGTCTATGGAATTACGTTCGGAGCGGTCGAGGCGATATGAGAACGATCAACAGTACGCTTCTTAATGCGCTTTATGATAACGGCGATCCGACTGGCGACCTAAAAGATATTGAACCATTTTATGCCGTCGAGTTGCAGTTCGAGGGAGCAACGCTCAGGCTTTGGACCGGCATAGGCGATAGAACAATAAACTCAAATACTTACTTGGGAACCGGGAGCCTCCTAGAAATACAAGGGCTTGAGGAAACTGGCGATTTGACGGCTGTCGGGACAAGCCTCACTCTCTCCGGCCTCGACAGCTCGATTGTGACATATGCGCTTACGAATGATTATCAGGGTCGTCTTTGTAGAATATATTGGGGAGTTCTCGGAGTAACCTCAGTCGTTGAAGTCTTCAGCGGCTTTATGGATAAAATGACAATTCTTGATGATGGTGGAACCTCCAGCATTTCTATGAGTGTCGAAAGTAGACTTATAACACTCGAGAGGCCAAACGTTCGCCGCTACACCGATCAGAGCCATCAATCAACAATCGCAACTGAGGGCTACTCAAGCTCCAACGATACGTTCTTTAAATGGGTTGCCCGGCTTGCTGATAAGCAAATACCCTGGGGCCGATCGACCGTCGATGAATGATTATAGAGCGCTGAATGAATACATCGATGAAGTTCGTAACGATGGTTTTATGTGGCACGTTCACGACTGCTTTCAGTTTACGAATGAAGCTTTTCGCAGAATGTACGGACAAGGCTGGGCCGACGATTGGACCGGCAAATATATCTCCGGCGGTTTATATATGCGAAAGCCCGAGCTTATTAAGGAGTTTGGATTTAATTCGCTCGAAGAGGCGCTCGACAGCAAGTTAAAAAGGATTGACGGCGTTGCTCCTCGAGGTGCGCTAGTAACAGCTCCGGGATTGAATATCTGGGATATAAACAAAGCTCTAGGAATATCGCTCGGCAATAAAGCTGCATTTCTAGGAAAAAGAAAACTTGTCTTTCTTCGTATTGCGAGGATCGAAAACGCATGGATTAAACAATGAAAGATAGCCTCGAGCCGTTTAATGTTATGCGGCATAAAAGATGGGATGTTGCTCCTCGTGTTGAAGTTTTAGCAACGTACATTTTTCCGGGAGCAATGGCGGCTGGTGGAGCGACTGCTTTCCTAGCATATGCAGCGACATATATAGGCGTTACCTTAGTCGCAAGCTGGGCAATGAACGCTTTAATGCCAAAGCCCTCGTTCGGCGCTGGCTCCTCTCAAGGCTTGCTCGTTAACACCAGGGACGCGACTGGCGTTCAAGATGTAGTATATGGCGAAATCCGCAAGGGTGGCGTTATAACATACATGGAAGCAACCGGGACGAATAACGAATATTTACATATGATCGTCACAGTTGCCGGGCATGAGATAAACTCGTTTGAGCAATTTTACATTAACGACGACGCAGTTACATTAGATAACGATGGATTTGTTACCGGCTCAGATTATGCAGACGCGGACGGTAATAAAAAAATATTAATAAAAGAGTTTACCGGGGCCAGTAATCAAAACGTTTATACAACTCTTGCAGCTCTAACGGATGGGCCAAACTGGGCTAATAAGCAAACCGGCGACGATACAAATTTTCGCGGTCAGGGCATAGCTTGTTTTTATGTTCGGATGGCATACGATCAAAATGTATTCGCTCAGGGCGTACCTTTATTTACAACAAGACTAAAAGGGAAAAAGGTTTTTGATCCTCGAAACTCAGCAACCGCATTCTCTAGCAATTCAGCTTTATGCGTCCGCGATTACTTAATTTCAAAATATGGCCTGGATAGCAGCGGCGATATTAATGAGACAGCATTTTCAACGGCGGCTAATGTTTGTGACGAAACAGTTTCGCTTAGCGCCGGAGGTACTGAAAAAAGGTACGAAACACACGGCGTTATTAGGCTCGATCGAGCGCCCGGAGATATTCTCGGCGACTTAATGACAAGTTGTCAGGGCTCCTTGTTTTGGGGTCAGGGCAAATGGCATTTAAAAGCGGGAGACTACAACGCTTCAGTCGAAACCTTCACAATGGACGACTTTCGCGGACCCATAACACTCGATACAAAACACTCGAGGAGAAATAATTTTAACGTCGTTCGAGGGACGTTCAACAATGCGAGCGACGATTATATCTCAGCGGACTACCCGGAGATAAGATCGACAGTCTTTATCAGCGACGATAATAATATTGAAAGCGCAATAGACTTACCGCTTCCATTTACGACGTCAAAAACGATGGCTCAGCGACTAGCAAAAATGACGCTATTCCGCTCGAGGGAGCAGCTTACACTATCGGCGGACTTTAGTCTTCGGGCGTTCGATGTTGAGGTCGGCGACGTCGTTGCAATTACAAATCCGAGATATGGATTTTCTGCTAAAGAGTTTGAGGTCGTTGCTTGGCGGTTTTTTAATGACGGTGAAAACGCTAGTCAGAAAATCAATTTAACTTTACGAGAGACAAGCTCAGCGGCGTTTGATTGGAACGCTGAGGAAAGCGACTTAACAAACAACGATAGTACGCTTCCAAATCCTGGCGCTGGCTTAACGATCAGCAATCTTACGGCAAGCGGCGGCGGTTCTACTCAGGGCGACGGCACGTTTATCAATAGCGTCATTTTAAGTTGGACGGCCGTAGCGAATGTTTTCGTCTCTTTTTATGAAATACAATGGAAGCCGACAGCCGACAGT